TGGTATGTTGTCGGAGCTATTGCATAAATGTTAAATTTAATAGCTTCTCAAATTGGTATCCCCACACCAGCACCAGTAATTGACTTTTTAGTTGTTGCTGGCGGCGGTGGTGGTGCTCCTGGTTTATTTGATGCTGCAAATGGTGGCGGTGGTGGTGCAGGCGGAATGCGTTGCACAGTTACAGGCACAGGCGGTAGTGGTTCTTTAGAAAATCCAATTAGTTTAACTTTATCTACAAATTACACTGTTGAAATAGGTGCTGGTGGTGCAGCAAGCGCTAATGGTGCAAGTTCGATATTTTCAACAATTACAAGCACTGGTGGTGGTACAGGGTCTAATAGTACAAGTGCTGGTGGATCTGGTGGATCTGGTGGTGGTGGCGGAGCTACATTTGCACCTGGATCTGGCGCTGGTGGTGCTGCATCACCATCTGGCCAAGGATTTGCTGGCGGTAGCGGTACTGCATCTGGTCAATATCCTGGCGGTGGCGGTGGCGGTGCATCTGAAGTTGGCAATACAGATGGTGGTGGTTTTGGCGGAGATGGTAGAGCCACATCAATAACAGGATCATCAGTTACTTATGCTGGCGGTGGCGGTGGTGCAGCAAATGCAGGTGATGCACGCAAAGCTGGTGGAGAAGGTGGCGGTGGCGGCGGCGGATTTGAAGGAAACAGAGCTGGAGAAGCTGGCACAGTTAATACTGGCGGTGGCGGTGGTGGTGGTGGTTATGCTGGCGCAGCTGCTGGAGGCGCAGGAGGATCAGGAATTGTAATTCTTAGATATTTAACATCTGCTGGCACTATTACTATCGGTGGTGGTTTAACAGGATCAACAGCAACAGATGGACTTTATAAAGTCACAACAATAACTGCTGGCACTGGGAATGTGAGTTGGGCATAATGGCACATTACGCATTTATAGAAAATAATGTTGTAACGCAAGTTATTGTCGGTATTGATGAAAATGAATTAATTGAAGGCTTAGCACCAGAAACTTGGTATAGTAATTTTAAAGGTAAAGTTTGTAAACGCACTTCATACAACGGCAATATACGTAAACAATATGCTGGCATTGGTTATACGTATGATCCAGTGGCAGATGTATTTATTGCACCACAACCTTATCCATCTTGGTCACTAGACGAAAACTTTGATTGGCAACCACCAATATCTAGGCCAGAAGGTATGGGTTTTTATTGGGATGAGCAGGCAGGAAACTGGATTGAAGCCTAAACTATGTGCAGCTGGTGTGCAGTTAAGGGATCAAGTTGATACGTGGTTTCCAGATAGGCGTACTGCCAGTGATGGGTGGGTGGGCGATAGCCGTCACTCCGCCAGAAAATCGGATCATAATCCAGACGCCAATGGATGGGTCAGAGCGATTGATATTGATTCTCGCTTGGGTTCACCCGAAGGGATCAGCGCTTATCTGGCTGACCAAATCAGAATCGCTGGTAAAACCGATAAACGCATATCTTACGTCATCCACAATGGGAGAATATGCTCGAAGATATTAAATTGGAAATGGCGTAAATACAACGGCATAAATCCGCACACCAAACATTTGCACTGTAGTTTTACAAAGCTAGGCGATCTCGATGGAAAACCATTTGACATCCCATTACTAGGAGGCAAGATATGAAGATAAGCAAAAAACAGAAAGCAATACTAAAGTCATACGCACGTGGCGTATTGGTATCATTCTTAACATTCTTAGCAAGTAATGAATTAGGTTTAGACCCAGCGCTGTCTGTAGTAATTGCAGCACTCGCAGGGCCAGCAGCTAGGGCTTTAGATAAATCCGATATTGCCTATGGCATCGGTGCTAATGAAAAATGAGTCCTACCGAATGGGCTGGCTTTGGCGCTGGCGTTATCGCCGTGCTATCAGGCGGACTAATAGGATTACGTTTTCTAGTTAAAGGCTGGTTAAACGAATTGCGCCCGAATTCTGGTAGCAGTATCAAAGATGCCGTTGATCGAATTGACCAAAGAAGTTCGAGGCTAGAGCAGCGTGTCGATGATCTCTTTATTTTAATCAGTAAGTCATAATTTAATTATGGCTACTAAACGCAAACCAAAGAAAAAGCCAGTACGTAAACGCAGGACTACTAAAGAGCCTGTACTTACTAAACTGGATTTCTGGGCAATAGCAGCTAATGAGGTTTATATGGCGTGCCGTAAGTCTGGAATGGATGAAGGCACAGCTTTAGCCTTTGCGATGGATAGGTCAAGTTATCCAGACTGGATCGTAGATACCAAAGATCCTATTAAAAACCCACTTGATGATTTCGAAGAGGATGAAGATTAAGCGACAGACTGTAAGATATTTGGTCATCTCAGACTTGCAGGTGCCCTATCATCACGAGGCAGCTGTTAAGAATGTTATTAAGTTAGCGAGGCGAGAGAAATTTGATTCTGTATTGGTGGTCGGGGATGAGATTGATTTTCAGTCGATTAGCAAGTGGAGCGAAGGCACACCTCTGGCTTATTCAGAGGACTTACACTCTGATCGTGAGCTATGTAAGCAGATACTTTGGGATCTCGGTGAGTACAGTCCAGAGATGCATATTATCCGCAGTAATCATACTGACCGCTTATACAATACTCTCCTAAAAGTACCTGGATTAATCAACCTACCAGAGCTGCAATACCCTGCTTTTATGGGGTTTGCTGAGATGGGTATGACCTATCACAAAACCGCTTATGAGTTCCACGATAATTGGGTGCTCTGCCACGGAGATGAAGGCAATATGAGCCAACACGCTGGAATTACTGCGTTGAATTTGGCCAAAAAATTTGGTAAGTCAGTTTTGGCTGGGCATAGCCACAGACTGGGCATCAGTGCCTATTCAGAGGGCGTAAACGGCCATTACAGGGCTTTATATGGCGTGGAGGTAGGTAACCTTATGGATCGCAAAAAAGCCGCTTATATCCGCTATGGAAGCGCAAATTGGCAGATGGGATTTGCTATACTAGAAGCCAGCGGTAAGACCCTGACACCGACCCTGGTGCCAGTAAATAAGGATGGCTCATTTACAGCTTTAGGCAGACACTATGGGGCTTAACACAGAGTACGTCGAACGCACTATCGATGACCATATCGATGACTTCGACGATATTAACGTTATCTAATCGTTATACAAAAAACGCCCTAAATCATCCACAAAGTCACCCACAGGTGCAACACTATGCCTATGCCACAAAGTATGTGCGCATAGATTGGGCTACAAATGACTATGGAAATCGCAGTTTATTTATTTATAGGTTTAAGTATGGCGTATTGGCTGGTGCTAATGCGTATTGATGATATGAAGCAAACGCACTACTGGCGTGGCCGTAAAGATGGCTGGGATATGCACCGACGTATGATCCAAAACAAGGTTAAAACCGATGAGGTATTTGACTATGACAAAAACTGAGAAGCTACTAGCTGATGTTGTCGATATGGTGCATACAAGGGGAGCGGTCTATGGTCACCCTTACACAAACCACAAAAGGATCAGTGACCTCTGGTCGGCATATCTCGACCATCCAATTACGCCTAGTCAAGTCGCATTATGTATGGCGCTCGTCAAGGTTTCTCGGCTTACTGAGTCTCCAAATCACAGCGACTCGGTCATCGATGCACTTGCTTACATTTCGATATACCAGACAGTCCTTGAAGCAGAAGCCGACGTCAATTTTACCTGGGGGGATGACTAATGGCATTTAACTTACAAGATTATGAAACAGTCGAGAGCCGACTGGACAAATGGTGGAAGGATTATCCAGATGGAAGAATTACAACAAAGTTGGAAGAAGCCTCAGCTGCCAGATTTATTGTCAGCGCACAACTATACAAAACAGAGGCAGATGCCCAGCCGTATGCGACTGGCCTTGCTAGTGAAGTGGTTAGTGATCGGGGTGTCAATTCAACTTCTGCATTGGAGAATGCTGAGACTTCAGCGATCGGCAGAGCGCTTGCAAACGCAGGTTATGCAGCTAAGGGTAAGCGGGCTAGTCGAGAAGAAATGACAAAGGTTGCAACATATTCACCAGCAGGCAGTAGAGCCAGAGCTGTTGAAGATGTACTACGCCAGTCTTTTGCAGAAGATAAGAAAGAGCCAACAGTCTGGTCAGTTGGTGATGCAGTAGAAGCTATACCGCTGCCACCTAAACAACAAGAATGCAAACACGGAGCGATGATACTTAAAGAAGGCACAGCCAAAACTGGTAAGCCTTATTATGGTTATGTATGCAGCGCATTTAAAGATCAACAATGTGATGCTCGCTGGCACAAACTTACAGCTGCGGGATCGTGGTATTGGGATGGGGGTGAATAAATGGGCTATATCGAGATACTTCGAGGTGGACCTTACCTGGAGCGCATAGAGAACGACCAGGTAAAGTTTATGCCATCAACTGAGGTATGCGTAGCTTGTAATGATGACAGGCTAATACATTCAGGTAATTTCTTAGTTTGTACTCAGTGCCACTGTAGGCAATAAGGATATTACCACAATGTACCCACAGTTCAAATGTAATGGTTGTCAACGCAACACAGAATTTCTGTGGCTTGAGCAATTAGATACGCCAGAGGGCTTTAAGGCTTATCAATGTATGGATTGTGGCTGCGTTGGAATTAAGAACGTAGTCGAGGCTTTGCATATACCAGATTCAGATATATCAAGGTGTGATAAGTGTGGTAGTTGGAAGTTTGCAGCCGTGGTCTGCCACACTTGTCAGTTGATTGGAGCCAAGTAATGCCAACCTATGAATATAGCTGTAATGAATGCGGCACTTATGGATCAGTGCATAGATCATACGATGATGACAGCACGCCTATGAGCTGCCCTAAATGTAATTTACAAATGTCAAGAATTTATAGTGCACCTGGGCTGATATTTAAGGGTGGTGGCTGGGGGAAGAATGCCTGAAGCAACGCCTGAAGATTGGGCACGTCAAAACAAAATGCGCCAAGAATGGTTGGATGCACACCCAGATGCTGAGTACGAGGGTTGGATGTCTATTTAGGTACTGTGACACATCTCACATCTCATATAGTGAGACGATTTAATCATTTACGCATAGAGAGGGTTGACATAGAATGCTAGGCTCTAGTGAAGCAGTGGCTCACAAAGCCACAAGGCGAGCCCGACAGGGAAAGCTCGCAAGGTGCTGGCTAGTTGGGATCGCTCTATTCATAGTTAATCTT